TTCACCTAGTGTGACTTTTGCTACTGCTAAAGTGTATTCTCTTACCCATGGTTTTGCATATATGTCACTTAATAATATAAAGTCTGGACGATAGTTGTATTGTTCTATCAACACAGTTTCTCGAGAACGCTGTCTTCTAAATATGTTAAGACGTCTAGTTGGCATATCGTATTTGAAATTAATAAAGCCTCCAAACATTCTTGCAACTAATTCTTGGTAACCTGCAAACATGTCATAAGTTGCAAGTCCGCCAATACGACCAGTTTGTAACAGATACATGTTAGTATATGCCAATTCAAATGGATCAAATGTTGTGCCGCCCTCTGATGAAGAAGCACCGCCCACAGTTCTCCTGTATATTTTGGTGACATTTATCACTTCTGCAGGCATCACGTAAACGCTTTGATTCTCTTGCAGTTCTAGAAAACCGTATGATTCTTCAACTGAATTTGAAGAACGCTGTCTAAATTTGTCCACAGCAGATGTAAATGCCATTTGCAAATGTTTCGGGTCTAATTCGACCTCGATCATACCATCACCCAAGCGTGTTTTCACATATTCGAAGATTTCTTGTTTTGCCGCATTAACTTGTGCGTCTGTAGTCGCGGATAATCCTGTGTCTGGCATGTGTGTATTTATTGAACGGTAAATATGTACAATGCCGAGACTGTCTTTATATAAACCTGAAAAAGGTAATGATTTCGCCTTCCAAGATCGCAATATTGCTGAAATGTTTCAAATAGGTGGCACAGATGCATATATCCACAAGTATCTTGGTCCTGTTGATCAAGGCGGCACTGATGATGCATCACAGCCTCAACGTTCAGGCGATTCACTAAACGAACTTGCTATACAAGATCTATTGTTCCTTGAAAACAGAGATCGCAAGTACGAACCAGATGTGTATCACAGTCGTGTGATTTATAATGTGCAAGATATAGATTTTGATCTGTCTCAGTTTGGCATGTTCTTACAGAATGATCAGTTGTTCATGACTTTTCATATCAAAGACATTGTAGAGGCACTGGGTAGAAAAATTATGTCTGGTGATGTAATTGAACTACCACACCTAAAAGATGAACATTCACTGGATGAAAATGATACAGAAGCATTGAAAAGATATTATGTGGTTGAAGATGTAGCACGTTCTGCAGAAGGATTTTCTAAAACATGGTGGCCACATCTGTACAGAGTAAGATGTAAAGGCATCACCGATGCACAAGAATTTAGGGATATACTGGGTGACAAAGACGAAAACACTGCTCAAAAAACTAGGGATAAAGACATAGAAATAAATGATGCTGTGGTGGCTCAAGCAGAATCAGATGCACCTCAGTCAGGATACAACACAAAACAATTACACGTTATGCCAACTGATGAAGATGGCAAGGTTGCTCTTGTGACAGTGGATGAAGAAATGAAAGTTGATACCGGTCATATCAACATAGACAAAGTGTATGCGTCTCCAGAAGCAAATGGGTATATTGAAGGATATCTTACAGGAGATGCCATTCCTGCTAACGGAGAAACTTATTCGTTTGGTACATCATTTCCGAATGCACCTATTGAAGGCATGTTCTTTTTACGTACTGACTACACACCAAACAGACTTTTTAGATATGATGGGAGAAGATTTGTGAAAATAGAAGACAATGTAAGAGTTACTATGTCCAACACTGATACACGTAACACAAACAAAACTGGATTTATTAATAACACTAATACAACTGTTAGTGCCACAGACGGATCTACTAATGTTCCAGAACGTGTTGCTTTAAGCAAGTTGTTAAAACCGCAGGCTGACAATTAATGCAACATTTTTATGACGCACAAATAAGAAGATATATTCTGCAGTTCATCAGAATGATGTCAAACTTTACATACGTTACAGGACAAAATTCTAAAGGTGCATCTGAAACTTTACAAGTGCCAGTCAAGTATGGAGACATGTCAAGACAGGTTGCAAATATTATAAAAAAAGGATCCGAAAACACATTGATTGCGGCTCCGCAAGTATCAGCATATATTACTAACCTAGCATATGACAGAGATCGGATGCAAAATCCTTATCACATTGATAAAAAAAATATTCGTGAAAGATTTTTTGATACAGACACTCAGCAGTATACTGGTGCTCCAGGTCAAGGACACACTATTGAAAGAATCATGCCGACTCCTTTTGAATTGACTTTCAAAGCAGATATTTTTACCACAAACACAGATCAAAAATTACAAATACTAGAACAAATTTTAGTGCTGTTTAATCCTGCACTTGAATTGCAAACCACAGACAATTTTTTAGATTGGACATCACTAAGTTTTGTAGAATTAACTGACATACAGTTTACTTCCAGAGCAATCCCGCAAGGCATTGCAGATGAAATTGATGTTGCATCTTTAACATTCAGAACACCTATCTGGTTATCACCGCCAGCGAAGTTGAAGAAACTTGGTGTGATCGAAAAAATTGTTAACAGTATATTTGTCGAAGAAACAGGCACTGTTGATGTAGATGGTATTTTAGGATCAGGCATAATGTTTAGACAGAATGTGACTCCGGGGCAGTTTGGTTTACTAGTGCTTGACAACAGGATGACACTGTTGGGTCAAGCATCTCCTACACATGCAGACAATATAGAAAATAGAGCATTTGTTTCACAGGCACAGTATGGCACAAAGATAAAATGGACGTCAGTTGAAGCCATGTACTCGAAAACATTCACTGCAGGTTTGTCACAAATTAAACTGCAACAATCCAGCACCGACGTTAATGGCGACGACATACTTGTAGAAGTTGAAGGCACAATTGCTATTGATCCACAAGATGATAATACCATGCTGTTTACAGTTGATCAAGACTCAGTGCCAACTAATACAATAAATGCAGTAGATGCCGTGATTAATCCACAAACTTTCAATCCAACTGGGGTAGCAAATGGTACTAGATATTTGTTAACAGAATCAGTAGGTGATGATTCAACCATCATTGCAGGTAATGGAGCATCTGCTTGGGGCACACTGGTTGCCAGTGCTAATGACATTGTTGAAAAAGTTGACGGTGAATTTGTGGTAGATTTCAATGCTGATTTCGATGACGGTTCAACACAATTGCAAAGAGGATTACAGGATTCTTCTTCTGCTAATGGCGATTCTACACGTGGAGTGGTTCAATATGTAACTAATCTTACAAGTAGTATCCAGTACAAATGGTTGCCTACCAGCAACATTTGGGTAAAATCTTATGAAGGTTTTTATGAACCTGGCACTTGGACTATTGTCTTTTAGAGTGTAAAATAACTGTATGAGTGAAATAATTTGTTCTGGATGTCTATTCTATGCTAAATCCACAAAACGATTTTTATTCTTACATAGAAAACTTAAACAAAAAGGCACATGGGGAATGGTTGGTGGCAAGTCTATAGACACAGAGACACCATGGCAATCTCTACAAAGAGAAATTACTGAAGAAGTAGGATTTGCACCCACAATAACAAAAACTATACCTTTAGATTTTTTTGTTAGCAAAGACTCTAGATTTAAGTTTCACACCTATGTGTGTGTAGTAGAACAAGAATTTATGCCCAAATTAAATGAAGAACACTCAGGTTATGCGTGGGTATCTATGAATACATGGCCTTTGCCACTGCATGAGGGTGTGAGAAAAACTCTGCTCAATAGAAATATAAAAACAAAATTACAAACTATTTTGGATTTGATAGTTTAGACTCTACCAACAACTACTTCAATTACACCTTCACCGGTACCACTGTAATTTTCAAGTGCTTTTCCGATCACACAACCTAGGTTGTAATTTGTTGGGTCTAATTTTTGTGCAACACCTGGAGTGTCTGATGAAGTAACCATATCGCCTTTTGCGATTGCGCCTTTAACTCTGCATGGTACTCTTCCAGTCAATCCTAAGAATGTTCCGCCTTCAAGATCATTGTTCATGATAAACGCTGGCGCTGTGGATACAACTCCGGCAATTCTTGCATCATGTGTGTCAGTGGATTGTGTAATTTCCTGATCACCACCAAATATCATTACAGTGCCAGGAGCATACTCTTGATCTGCAAGATACTTCTCTGCCAAGTCAGCGTATTGTGCCGCTGTAACTGTACCAGTTATAGTACCCGTAACTCTGAGTGCATCTCGTATTGTGATCTGTGTTGAGTCATGTGCTACTAAGGTATCTGTTCTAATGTTCAAAATCTCAACTTCTGATGAGTCTAATGATGCAACTGAGTTTGCAAATATATCTGTATCTAATTCAAATTTAATGTTACCTGTTGACAGTGATGAAGTTGTAATTGAATTACCACCTTCAAATTGTGCAAAAGCAGGAGTACCTGGTGTAAAAATAAGTGAGTTACCAGTTGAATCATCACACACAATTGTTAAAGACTGTGAGGCATCTTGTGCATCAGTATATGCTTTAATTGATTGTTGTGTGGCAAGTGCTGTGTTAGAATCTGTAGACAAATCGTCTTCGTCTAGTATTGCATCTGCAATAACCGAATTACCAATTTCTAATGATGTTTCTGCATTCAACGCACCAGTAACATTAACTGCGTCCCTGATATTCAATGCTGATGAATCTGAAGAACTAATTTCTCCGTTTGTTATTACAAGATCGCCATTTACATTTACACCATCTTGAATTACTAGTTGTGTTGAAGCACCACCTGAGATGACACCTTCAATAATTAAACTGCTAGTTACTGAGATTGCTGACGAATCACTTCCACTAATCACGTTAGTTGCAATAGTTGGTAAAGTGGATGCACCTGTAACTCTAAATCCATCATCAATAACCACCTCTGTGGAATCTGATGATGATAGTGTATTCACTGTTGTAATTGTACCATCAAGTGCAATAGTAAGAACACCAGTGGATGCTGTTGAGGTTGTAATTCCGTTTCCGCCTGAAATATGCAAGAAGTCTGTACCGCCCTGTAGTTCTAATCCTACTGAGTCATCTGCAATGACTTTGAATACTGTTTCTGACGCTTTGGCTTGACGTGAACCACCTGCAAGGGTTCCATCATGTACAATCAGTCTGTCTTCTGTAGTGTCTACAGTGATTTCTCCCGCAGAACCTGTGAATGCAAGATTTTGTGCTGTTGTACCTCTTCTAAATTGTACTGTTGTTGGCATGCTTTTATTTATTACGCTCCTACGAAGTTCTCACTTGCACCGAAATCATTGGCTATTATTGTACCAATGGGCTCCATGCAGTCAAACGATATGGTTAAAGCAACTCCAAATGCATCAGCGGCCGCTGTATCACCGACTGCATCGTCGTTGCCTTGAAAATCTGTGGCTGTAGAGTCATCTGTAAACGGAAATGTGGTCACTGTTGATCCCACAAAGCCTGCTTTGGCAAAATTCTCTTCCACAAAACTCACTGTGGTTACATCATCACCTGATACCGGCGTGGTGGCTGATGTAATTTTTCCGGATACATTGAGTGTATCCAAAACTTGTATACCTGTTGAACTTGATGATTTTAATATTTCCACATCAATGGCATTAATCTGTACAGCAGATGAATCATCCGAAGATATATCATTAACTTTTATAGTCTGGAAGTCACCAGTGGCCGCTGTAATTGTGCCAAGTGTGCCAATATCTTTTGATCCATCTACCACAAGTGCTTTGTTCGCCGCAACCGTACCTGCGGTTACTCCGTCAATGGTTTCGAGTTCTGCTTCATTGATTGCCGCTGACCCTATTGTAAATGCTCCAGCTGTAACAGTACCACTGAATGTTGGAGAGTCGTCAACTGAAATTGTTAATTGTGCTCCACTGTCAGTAGATGTAGAAATGTTAGTGCCGCCCTGAAAGAATAACCTATCTGTACCAAGTAGAATTTCCATGTCAGTTGAATCGTCACCAACAACATTTAAAATAGTGCTAAAAGCAGACAACTCATTATCAACGTATGCTTTGATTGACTGTTGTGTGGCCAGTGCTGTGTTTGAATCACTGTCCATTCCATCTTCATCTACTATAGATGTAATGACAGTTGAATTATTAATTTCTAAAGATGTTTCTGTGTTTAGTGCGCCTGAAATATTCACAGCGTCAGCAATCTGTATTGCTGTTGAGTCACTTGATTGAATTGTTTGCTCGTCTAACACATCTGCGTTGACAGTGCCTGTGGCTGTTAAGTTCCTTATTGTTCCTACATCAATATTAGCATCAGCAACCAATGCCTTGTTTGCCGCCGCTGTGCCGTTTGTTATACCATCTAATTTTTCTAAGTCTGTTTCATTTAAATCAGCCGAACCAATTATAAATGACCCAGTTGCAGTGACATTGCCTCCGAATGTGGCGGCATCATTTGTACTGATTGTACCGCTGGCAAACAGTGTTCCTGCTATGTTAATGTTGTCGTTGATTTGTATTGCAGTTGAATCATTCGAACTTAAAACATTTACATCTATATTGTTGGCACTGACAGTGCCTGACACATTAAGATCGTCTTGTACTTGAACTCCTGTCGAGTCTGAAGATGCAATTACATCAACATCGCCTTGATCTGCAAACTCTAATCCAGTGCCTGCGGCATTGACTCGTAATACCTGTCCGGTTGTGCCTATTGACAGTGATGTGCCAGTACCACCATGAGATAAACCAACAGTTTCAGTGGATTGGAATTCACCTAAACCTGTTGCAACATTGTCACTATTGAATACGACTCTTACCGGGGTTTTATCTGCCATGTACGATATTTATGGTAAGTTAAAATTGAAACAGTGTCACTGTGTCCTGGGATTGCAATGATGTACCGTTTGTGAAGGTGAATGATTGTCCTGCTTCTGTGTACACTGGCACTGTATCAACTGTACCATTGAATTCCAGGTTCAACGTAGCCGTGGTTGATAAAATTTGTGCGTCTGTGAGCACCGAACTTCCGTCGCTGGCAAATAACCCCACAGTCTGTACAGGTCTTGCCGCTGTGCCAGTAGTTGCTCCAGTCAATTGTATTCCATTAGCACCTACTTTCGAACCTGCTGGAAGTGTTGCTCCAGTGGCCGCAATTGATATAGAACCACTGCCGTCTGATGAAATTGTAGCGCCTCCTAGATTAATAGTTTCTGCAGATAAAAATGCAGTCTTCCATCTTTTGCCGGCTTTGCCCAAATCATACACACCGTCTTGTGCTGGTACCAAGTGTCCATCAAATTCGAATCCTGTGTCTGTGGAATCATCTATAGTAAAACTTGCACCTGCTATTCTAATATTTTCTATTCCAATACCAACTGTGCTACTGTCTTGTACAGAAAGTTTTGACCCAACAATCTGTAAGTCGCCAAGGTCAGCGCCTGCACTTGCTGTTGAAGATACTGTAATAGTGCCATCTGAATTTGCTGATGTTTCTATGCCATCGCCACCTTGGATGTACAACGATCCTCCACTTGCAATTTCCACAGTGGCAGAATCGTCTGCTACAAATAGAGTGGTACCGCCACCGCCACCGCCTGTTGAAACAAGAGAACCACCTGGAGTAACTCCGTCGCCTATTCTCAATTGTCCTGTGACTGTATCATGTGCTAGATACGTGTCTTCAATTACATGTGTGGATATGTCTTCGTTTTTGAAGGAGCCTTTTATTTTCCTAAAAGCCATGTGTTACTCCTGTGGTTGTGCTGTAGATTTCTTTTGTATTTCTTGTCCTTGTACATCAACTGGTTTTAGTAAAGTTGGTAAAGGAATGCTGTCTTGTTCTGCTTCTATGTCTTCGTCGTCTGTGATGTCGTCAATGGTGTCTGATGTTTTGCCTTGTTCGGCTTTTTTCATTTCAAGTTCTTGTTGTAGTGGAAAAGCCATATTGCTTTTTTCAGGATCTGAACCGTCTGTTGGTTCATCATTGTTAGTCTTTGGCTCTTCTACTTTGGCTTTGTTGCCAAACATAGATTTGATTGTTTCGGCATCTTCATTGTTGTCCAATGTACCGTCAATAATAATTTTAAAGTCTCGAAATTTCATGCTACACGTATTTATTATATTAGGCGCCCACGTGTGCTTCTCCGGTTCCGAAGTCTGACGCAGTAGCAGAACCGTTTGGTTCTTGACAGTCATAAACTGCACCAAGTTTTCCGCCTAATGCATCCACAGATGAAGGCCCTGTGCCCAAACCGTCAGGCTCACTACCAAGAGAAGATTCGGAGTAATCTGCTGGTGTTGAGTCGTTCACGCTGGCCGGATAAGAGGCCAAGGTCGAGTTTACGAATCCTGAACCAGTAGCAGAGGCAAATCCAGCATCGTTATTGAATCTGGACAGCGGTATAGAACCAGTTGGAATTCTTTGCAGTGCTCCGTCAACATTAATAAAAAAGTGATCAGGAGCAGTACCGTTAGATTGAATTGGTGGAGTGTCACCACCGCCAACGTCGATCACCTGTTGACCGTCAATGGATACTGTGGCTGCCTGTATGTTCAACTGTGCTGAGTCAGTGGTGTTGATCACAGATGTTGTGACTGATTCTGCTTTCATTTCGCCTTGAACATCCAGTCCTTCGTCTATGGTTACTCTTGCAGAGTCTGGTGATGAAATATTGTTAACTGTTATTGAGTCTGCCAGTGTGATTGTTAAAACACCTGCGGAGTCAGTGGCTGTGCTTATGCCGTTTTGACCATGCACTTCAAGTTGACCATTCACAAGATCTAAAACAAATGTGTTTGAGTCATCACCTGATATTTTCATGGATGTGGATGCGGATACTTCTGCGTCCACGTAGGTCTTGGTTGCGGCATCAGAACCAGCAGATGGTTCGCCCACTCTCAGTTGATGTAGTGTTGAATTTGTTAATGGAGAAGTGTTTGCATCATTAGTTGTTGTAGCAACTTTGAACACATCATCGCCTTCGTCCCAATAGATGACAGCATTGTTTCCTGCACCACCTCTTTGTATATAGATACCACCATCTAAGTCTGTGCCCGAGTTGTTTCTGATCAGTTCAATAAATGGATCTGAAACTGTAAGTGCTGTGGTGTTGACTGTGAATGTGGTTGTACCAGTGACTGTTAAATTTCCAGAAACTCTAACACCAGTTTCGCCACCATCGGTAGCAAACACTTCCAGCATATCGCCAGTGGTTGTGTTGTTGTCTGGAGATACTGCTCTTAGTACAACTTTCTCTTGTCCTTGGATTATCTCTGCCATGTGAAGTATTTATGGTCTATGGGCCAGTCATAAAAAAAGGGGGAATAAAATCCCCCCTCTCAAATTGTTTAGTCTCTTACTTGAATGATACGTTTGAAATACTAATTCTTGCAAGGTAGTCTGCCGCATTACCAAGAGATGATGCTGTGTTTGATAACTCAACATAACCATATCTTGTTAAGAAACTTACTACTGGCTCGAATGTAGATGGATCAAGTACCACACCTGATGACATTAACGGTATGTACGGACAATAGAATGCTGGAGCATCTGCTTCTGATGAACCTTTGTATCCTACTAATACGTCTGTACCTGTAGCCGCATAACCGTCAACATACACTCTCATTGAGTTGTTTAAAGTTCCTACAAACTTAGTGTTTGTTGGTGCTTCAAATACGCCCTCAGTTGAACGTGCAAATGCTGATGTTGTTGCTGACTGTAGTATTGTTAATGCTTCTGATGAAACAACTGCATAGTTACCCGCACCTCTTCTTGTTCTTTGTGCGATTAAGTTTGCTTGTTGGTTGATAAGAACCGCAAGAGCGGCATGCTCGTCACCAACAAATGTTGCTGTACCTGAAACAGCAGACTGATCAAAAGCACCAGCCGCAGAACCTGCCAATGATCTTAATGATGTTAAGATTTCTTGGTCGATCTCAGCAGTAATTTCTTGGGCTAATGCCGCCATAATTTCTGCTTCAATGTCGATTCCTTGTTGTGCTTGAGCGTCTTGAGCCGCTTCAAAAGTCCATCTTGCTGATAGTTTTCTTGATTTTGCTTCAACAACTTGCTTTAAGATTTGCACGTTTAATTTCTTACCTGCAGCTCCTTCTAGTGTTGCTGTTGCTGATCCCTTTGCAGGATCGCTATCGTTACCTGAGTAACTTGCGGCGATCTTGAAAGGTGATAATGCTTCGTCACCAGCCGCGATGTTTGTTGCACCGTTGACTGTTGTGTCTGCATATCTTACTCTCAGTGTGTGAATCTGACCAACGGGACCTGTCATTGGTTGTACACCA